ATTTAGTTGCATTTTAACCATTTAATCATATTTATATAAAAAAGAATTATGGATAGAGCGGAACAATTGAAAATATTTGCTCGTTGTTTGGGAGACCCTATTTATAGTATTGAAACGTTTTTAAAGACATTTGATTTAACACAAGAAGGTATGGTACCTTTTAAGTTGTTTTACAAACAAAAAGAGATAATTAAATCATATGAAGAACACAATCGTAATTTGGTAACCAAACCTCGACAGGCAGGTGTGTCAACAACTACCGCAGCTTATATTGCAGTTAAGTCTGCGTTTGGTGACCCAGACAACCCTACTAAAGTTTTGATTCTGGCGAATAAACAGACATTAGCACAGGAGTTTTTAAAAAAAGTTAAAGACTTTTTAGATCAAATACCTTATTGGGTTTGGGGGTTAGACGAAAATAGTGATTATTTAGAAATTAATTCAAAAGGACACCTTAAATTAAAATCCAATGGTTGTGAGATTAGGGCGTTAGCGACATCCAAAGACGCATTAAGGGGTTTTACACCAACATTTTTAGTTATGGACGAAGCAGCCTTCATCGACAATGGGGCAGAAGTATTTGGTGCCGCATTAGCTTCATTAGGTACAGGTGGTAAGATAGCGTTGATATCCACACCCAATGGTATGGACCCATTATATTATAAAACTTATGACAAATCTAAAACTGGTGATAACAATTTTAACTTAGTAGAAATGAAATGGTATCAGGATATTAGATATAATAGAGGTTTATATTGGATTAGAGGTGAAGATGAAACAGAAGAAAAGATTATTTGTGATACTGTTGATAGAACGAAGTTGAGATGGGAATATATGGATAAAATTTATGAAACTGATGAGTCTACAATAGAATATTATGAAGTAATGGTTAAAGATGGGTGGAAACCATTATCCCCTTGGTATGAGGAGATGGCAGCGGATATGGGTGACCCTAAGAAAATTGCACAGGAACTTGATGTTTCATTTATTGGTTCTGGTGGTAATGTTGTAGATGATGAATATATTACATATCACGAAGAAAATTTTGTAAAGGACCCAGAATTTGCATCTGAGATTGAAAAGAGTATGTGGATATGGAAAGAACCTGAAGTGGGTCACAAATACATTATGGGTGTTGATGTTAGTAGAGGCGATGGTAAAGATAGTTCTACTATAGTTATATTAGACTTTGAGAATTTAGAACAGGTTGCAGAGTTTAAACATAAGTTACCTCCCGATATGTTGGCGGAAATAGTGTATAAGTATGGTAATATGTATAATGCCTATACAATAGTTGATATTACAGGTGGGATGGGTGTTGCAACAGTCTTAAAACTTTTAGAAATGGAATATAAACATCTCCATTATGATGACCCTAAAAGTAGAAAATTGTCTGAAAAGTATGCAAAAACTGCGTACAAACAAGGTGATAAAGTACCAGGATTTAATGTTGGTAACACACGTTTACAAATGGTTTCTGAATTTGAGGAACATATTAGAGAGAATAAAACCATAATACGTTCACAAAGAATTATATCAGAACTTAGAACTTTTGTTTATAAAGGTGGTAGACCAGACCATATGGAAGGTTATCACGATGATATTATTATGGCATATGCTATGGCGATATTTATAATACAAACTTCTTTTAAGAAATTAGAACAAGTTGAGAAACAAACTAAGGCGATGTTAGATAGTTGGGTAAATGTTTCTAATAAAGAAACAAAACCATTACTTAATGAACAACACATAAATCCTTTCTATACTAATACCCCAACATATCACCCAAAACAAGCGGATAATGGTAATAATGATAATGGAGAATATAATTGGTTATTCGGAATTAAATAGTATTTAGATTTTTTAGATATTTATTATAATAGTAACAAAGTATATTTAAAAAAATGGCAAGAAAAACAATATTTCAACAATTAAATGACTTATTTGGTCCAGAAGTAAACAGGTCACAAAATAAGTCTAGATATTCTTTAAATGATAAAGAACTATTAAAAACTAAATCTAAAGAAGAATATGACTATGAAAAGTTAAAAAGACAACAAGATGCTTATTTAGCTAATCAATGGCAGAAGGTAGATAATGAAATCTACCAACATTCCATTTATTATGAAACAACAAGATTGGCATCTTATGCAGATTTTGAGGGTATGGAATTTTTCCCAGAAATCGCAGCGGCTTTAGATATAATGATGGAAGAATCTACAACTTTAAATGCAGATAATAAAGTAATTAATATATTCTCTGAAAGTAGAAGAGTTAGAAGGATATTAGATGATTTATTCTTTAATAGATTAGATATACACACATCATTACCAATGTGGACAAGAAACGTATGTAAATATGGTGATGACTTTCTTTATTTGAATATTGATAGTGAAGATGGTGTTACGGGTGTAAAACAATTACCTAATATAGAAATTAGTAGAAAAGAAAACGCAGGTTTCGGTGAGAACTCTGTAAATGCGGAACAAGATAAATTTAATCCTGTTAAATTTGTATGGGGACAAAGAGATATTGAGTTTAATGCTTGGCAGGTTGCACATTTTAGATTATTAGGTGATGATAGAAGATTACCTTATGGTACTTCTATGTTGGAGAAGGCGAGAAGGATATGGAAACAATTATTACTTTCTGAAGATGCAATGTTAATATATAGAGTGACAAGAGCACCAGAAAGAAGAATATTCAAAATATTCGTTGGTAACATTGATGAAAAAGATGTACCAGCGTATGTGAATCAAATCGCAAACAATTTTAAAAGGAGTCCTGTTATCGATCAAAACACAGGTCAAATAGATACTAGGTATAATCAAATGGCACAGGATCAAGATTACTTTATCCCTGTTAGAGATGCAAATGCACCATCACCGATAGATACTTTACCAGGAGCAACTAATCTATCTGAGATTGCAGATATTCAATATCTACAGAAAAAATTATTTACCGCACTTAGAGTACCAAAACCATTTTTAGGTTTTGAAGAGGCGAATGGTGAAGGTAAAAACTTAGCCTTACAAGATATTAGATTCGCTAGAACTATTAATAGGATACAACAATCTATGTTACAGGAGTTGAATAAGATTGCAATTATTCACTTATATATTTTAGGTTTGGAGGATGAGTTAGAAAACTTTACTCTGACATTGAATAATCCTTCTACACAGGCGGAGATGTTAAAAATAGAACAGACACAATTAAAAGTTACACTTTATAAAGACGCAGTATCAGACGCAGGAAATGGGTTTGGTGCAATGTCTATGACTAGAGGTAAAAAAGAAATATTGGGTATGTCAGAAGAAGAAATCAGAAATGACTTAGAACAACAAAGATTAGAAAAAGCTGCCGCAGCTGAAATGGAACAAACTGCAAATGTAATTAAGAAGACTGGTATATTCGATAGAGTAGATAAACTTTATGGTGACTTCTCTACATTAACAGGTGGTGCACCTGCGGAGGGTGGTGAAGAAGCTGGTGGTGATATGGGTGGTGACACTGGATTCGGTGGAGATACTGGAGGTGGATTTGATTCTGCAGCGGATAGTTTAGCTGGTGGTGAAGCCGCAGCTGCAGAAACAGAAACTGCAGTAGAGTCAACAAAAGACAAAAAAGATAATCTTTTATTAGAACAAGAAAAGAGAAAATACGAAGAGAAAGTTAAAAAATATCAAAACATATATCTGAATAGACTTATGGAAAGTTTAGATAAAGATGAAAGAGTTTTTGATTTAGATTCAGTAGAAAAAGATACGGAAATATTAAATTCAAAAATTAGTGATATTACAAAAGAAATCGATAATTTAACAAAATAGTACTTTTTTATAAATTTAGAATATTTATTAATAAAAAAGAGCATGAACAATTTTGGTAATATAAAAGATACCTTCAAAAATTTAGTTATAGAATCTGTAATTAAAAAAAATGATAGGGGTAAAAAACTTTTTTCTAAGTTTTTAAAAACGATCAAAGAAAACGAAACACTAAAGAATCAGTACCTAATCTATAGTAATTTACAGAATACTAAATTCGATGATTCTATACAGGCAAGAGAATTTGTTAAGGAAAATATTTCACTTCTTAAAAAATTAAATAAAGAACACATCACAAAAGGTAATGACTTTTTCCTTAAACTTTTAAAGGGTAATGAAATTATTAAAGAAAACGATTCTTTCTATAAGGATATTTTATTTTTGGTGGAATCAGAAATAACACCTTTTAACGTAAAAAAGGTTAATGAATCAACAAATAACATTGTTAAACTTATGTTGGAGAAAGAAGAAGTAGAGGAGGTTGTTACAGAAAGTATTGATTTACCACCTAGTGTATTAACAAAATTGGCAGTAAATAAATTCAATTCAAAATACTCAGATATTACAGAATCAGAAAAAGAAATTATTAAGACAGTTCTTAATGGTAGTAACGAAGACAAAGAAGAAACATTTAATAAATTAAAAAGAGAGTGTATTAACACTATCGATAATAAATTAAATGAGTCTTCTGATTTGGATTTGAAAGACAAACTTTTAAAAGTTAAAGATAAATTATTAAATACTAATTTTAGTTTAGATAATTTTAATACGGATATAAGTAAGATTTATGATTTAAATGAATCTATTAAATAATAATAATAATAATAATAATAATTAGAAAAATGAAAATTAAAAAGAACGGAAAAGTTGTAAATCTTACAGAATCAGATTTACAAAGAATTGTTAAAAGAACATTAAGTGAAGGAGAAATTCTTGTTGATAATACAGACTTAAAATCTGGATATGGTAAAATAAAAGAGGGTTTATTAAAAATAGTTGACATTGTTGCACAATCAGGTGAAGGTATGGGTATGGGTAGACTAGAATCAGAAGTTATAAATGATATAAATTCTGCATTTAGTAGTTTAAATTTTGATAAATTAATTAAATTATTCACTGAATTAGGTAATGAACAGTTCTTGAAATCTTTTACTAACACCATAGAGTTTGAAGATGAATATAAAGAGGGTATTATAGGTAAGTTGGGTAGAT